TGGCGTTCACGTGGCAGCATCGAGACGGCGTTTGCAGCGTTTGACACAATGGGTACACCAACCCAGCAATCTTTGACACCGATCGTTAAGCAATTGTTGGGCATCCCCCGACCAGCGGTTGCCTAATGCCTGCACCGTACACAGACCTCTTAAACGAGGCTCTAGACGATGTAGCAGCCACGCTAACGGCCGTAAGTGGGCTAAGGGTAGTAACAGACCCCACCAAACTTGTGCCCAACTGTGTGTTCCTATTAGCGCCTAGTTTTACCACCTATGCAGGCAACGGCAACATTGTGACAGTGGATTTACCGCTTAAAGTTGTTGGCTCTGGGCCTGCAGGTCTGCCAGTGTTGCGCGAGATTTTGCAAGTTGTGGCATTAGTGCTGGCATCTAAAGTAATTGTGTTGTCTGGTCAACCCGGCTCAATTGACATTGGCGGCGCATCGTTTCCTTGCTATGACCTAACAGTGAAAGTGCAGGCACAAACCGCATGATCTATACCATCGCATCACCCAAACTTGGCATCGTAGGTGACCCCTACCTACCTGCAGAGGGCATCAACGTGGAAGCGCTAATCTTTGGCGGTTTCATTGTTGAGCAATCCACACTTAAGTCTAAGAAAAGTGCTAAAACTAATATAGAACCTAACGAGGAGTAACCCAGATGGCCACCAGTACTTACCTATCAAACCCACTTGTCACAGTTAACGCAGTTGACTTGACTGACCAGTGCAGTGCAGCCAATTTGACTCGCGTGATCGAGGCTTTGGAAAGCACATCGTTTGGCAAGACCGCACGCGTCTACACGGCTGGACTTGAAAACAGCACATTGACTTTGACGATGTACAACAGTTTTGCTGCCACAGAGACTTACGCAACTTTGGCTGCATTAGTGGGCACATCCACCACCGTAAAGATCAAGCCAACGAGCGCAGCTACTAGCGCAACTAACCCAGAGTCAACACTCACGGGTTGCTACCTAGAAACCTTGCCAATTGTCAACGCCGCATTGGGCGCGCTTGACACCATTGACATTGTGTTTACTGGTGGCGTGTACAGCGTTGCAGTAGCGTAACCAATCACAGCCGGCAACGGCCCGACACAAGGCAGGCAATATGCGTATCAAACTTAAGTTGACCCGTACCACCGATGCAGAGCCAGAGTATTTGTACACCACGTTGTTCAGCATTGCGTTGTGGGAAGAAAAGTTCAACAAAAAACCACTAGACGCACAAAACTCTGGGTTTCGTGACTGGTCATTTTGGGCATACACGTTGCTAAAGGTCAGAGGCGAAAAATTGCCTGATGACTTTATGGACTGGTTAAAAGAAAACCCTGAAATGGATGTTTTACCAGAGGCAGATGTGACTAACCCAAACCCTACGGACGCGGCACTTACAGACGGCAACTAGCCGAAGTTTGTGCCGCAACAGGTTTCTGGCCTGAACAACAAATACCGTTTGGCACGCGCGACTTGCTTACAGTGATTACAGTTATTAACGAGCAGGGAAAGCGGTAACAATGTCGGTAACAACAACTATTCAGGTAGTAGGGGTCAAGGACACTATTAACGCGCTTAGAAAAATTGACCCACAACTGCAAAAAGACTTTAGGGCACAAGCCAACGAGATTGCCAAACCAGCAATTGACGCAGCAAAAGACATGTACACACAAGTGCCATTGTCTGGCATGGCATACAAATGGTCTAGCAAAGGCCGTCAATTGTTTCCATTTACTGTGGCTAAAGCCAAAAACGGTGTGAAGTTACGCATTGACACCCGGCGCAACGCGGTAGGCGTAATCCTGATTGAACAGAAAGACCCAGCAACTGCAATCTTTGAAACTGCAGGGCGCGCTAATGCAAACCGTTTAGGCGATCAGTTAGGTTTTGTTGGTACTGGTCGCACTCGACTTATTGGGCCTGCCGTGTATAAAGCGCGTAGAGGCATTGAAAAGGAAATGGAAAAGATGATATTGGAAACCGCAAGTGTGGTTAGGCGGTCACTGTAATGCTGTCCATCCCAATCATTTCAGAGTTTGACGGCAAGGGAATTGACCGCGCTGTACGTGAATTTAAGCAATTAGAAACCGTAGGGCAAAAAGCGCAGTTCGCTATAAAGAAAGCAGCAATCCCTGCGGCTGCAGCCATCACAGGTATTGCTGTTGCTCTTGGTGATGCTACTAAAGCCGCTATCGAGGACGCACAAGAACAAGCCAAACTTAAAGTTTCTTTGCAAAATGTCACTGGCGCATCAGACGCACAGGTCAAAGCCACAGAGGATCAAATTAGTGCGATGAGTCGAGCGTCAGGTATTGCTGATACGGACTACCGCAAAGCCTTAGAAGCGCTTGTGCGTGGCACTAAAGATGTTGGCGTTGCCATGAAAGACATGAACCTTGTGATGGACATCAGCACCGCTACAGGCATGGACAGCGCCACAGTTGCTGACGCATTGGCTAAGGCATATCAGGGCAACTTTAAAGCATTGCGCACGTTGTCACCAGAGATGTCAACCATGATTAAAGAGGGTGCATCGCTTGACGAAGTTATGGCTGTTTTGGGCGGCACGTTTGGTGGTGCGGTAGCAGCTAACGCAGAGACCGCTGCAGGCAAATTGGCAATAATGAAAAACTCTATTGGCGAAACTAAAGAGTCAATCGGCGCAGCACTCTTACCTGTGCTCGAAGCCGTACTGCCGTACCTACAAAAGTTTGCGGATTGGGCACAAAACAACCCAGAAGCGTTTTTGTTTATTGCTGGAGCAATTGGTCTAGTTGCTGCAGCAATTGTTGCTACCAACATCGCTATGGCATTAAACCCATTTAGCCTAATTGCTATAGGAATTGGTTTACTTGTAGCCGGCTTAGTCATCGCCTACAAAAAGTTTGAGTGGTTTAGCACAGGCGTTAAGGCTGTAGTAAACGGCATTATCAGCGTGTTCGAAATATGGGCTAACAGTTGGATAAAAGTCATTAACGCAATCATCAAAGGTTACAACGCGTTGCCTTTGCTACCTGATATTGGCTTTATTGGTGAAATCAAAATTGGCAGAATTGGCGAAGGCGAGTCACCAGCCGGCACTGGCATCACTATTCCCAAAATGGCTACAGGTGGCATTGTAAACAGCCCAACATTGGCAATGATAGGCGAGGCAGGCCCAGAGGCCGTAATCCCATTGTCGAGGATGGGTCAAATGGGTGGCGGCATAAACATCACTGTTAACACAGGCGTAGGTGATCCGGTAGCAATTGGTAAAAGCATTGTGGACGCGCTTACCGCTTACAAGTCGCGCACAGGCTCACTGGCAAGCGTTCTGGCGTAGCTATGGCATGGCCAACACCTAAAGTCAGTATCGCGTTTAATGACGGCCCATACGTTGCGTCACCAACGTGGACAGACATTACAGAATATGTTTACTCTGCCAATGTTTCGCGTGGCAGGTCTGACGATTACAGCCCATTTATTGGCACAGCACAAGTTGTCTTAAACAACAACTCTCGACTATTTGACCCGTTTAACACCGCTGGTACTTACTACGGCAAACTGTTACCACGCCGTCAAATCAAAATTGAGGGCATAAGCAACAGCGTAACTTACAGCGTGTTTAGAGGGTTTGTGGATGGTTTCCCAGCTGCATGGGATCAAGCAGGCAAGTTTGCTACCACCACGTTGTCGTGTTTTGATGCGATCAGTTTAATATCTGCCGAACTATTACCAGATTATGTGTACGACTACACCAAGTCTTTATCACCAAATAACTACTGGCGTATGAACGATCCGCTTGGCTCAACAACCATTACTGATGTTGGCGCAAAACCAGTCACATTGTCGCAATACACAGCCGGCGGTGAAGTCAACACTATTGCATCTACAAACAGTCTTGCACCATCACTATTATCTAAAGCCGCCAACTTTAACGGCGCAAATTACAGGTACAACCAAGCAACAGCACCAACAGCGTCATCTGCCACCATTTCATTTTGGGCAAGTTATTCAGGCAACATTAGTGGTGGCTATGTCATAATACAAAACTCAACTTTGCCAAACTTTGGCACGTCAAGACTAGATTTTCAATATCAAACTGTTGGCAGTGGCATTGGTGCACAAGCCAGATATACGGCGTTGTCACCGGGTCAAAAAGCAACGGTAAGCAACGATTTTGGAAACTCTAACGGACACCATTATGCGTTTACGTGGTCAGAAGGTGGCGGTTTACAAAACATTTATATTGACGGCGTAGTGCAAAGTACAACATCAAGCGGAACATTTTACTCTGGATCACCGTATCCGTTGCCTGTTGATTATGTTGAGGTAACTGGTTTAACAATACAAGATTGGGCAACTTTCCCATCTTTACTTACAGCAGATCAAATTAACGATTTGTACCGTTACGGCGCAGGCATGATTACTGAAACGTCTGCTGCGCGCATGACCAGATTGCTTGGCTACACATCTTTGGACGCATCGCTTAAAAGCGTCACCGCGTCACCAGTTGCATCGGTCAGCCAAATCTCACCACCTAATAGCAACCTTGTGGCAGAAATGCAGTTGGTTAACGCATCTGAGGATGGCGATCTGTTCGTGACACGCTCTGGTGTAGTCAAATTTACAGACCGTAACTATGTTTACACCAACACAACAAGCAACACAAGCCAAGCCACGTTTTCTGCCGGCTCGATACCGTTTGAGCCATCAGTACAGATCAACTATGACGCTCAAGCAATCCGCAATGACATTACGGTGACGTTTTCTGGCGGCGGCCAGACATCAACCACAAACACAGCAAGCGTTACGGCTTATGGCACAAACGCGATGAACACACAAACACAACTATCCACACAAGCCCAAGCGGTTACATTGGCTGCATACGAGGCAACTGTTAACGGACAGCTGCTCACCAACATCTCACCACTATCGGTTGGTGTCACAGCGCAAACGGCTGACTGGACTACCTTGATGCAACTTGATTTGCTAGATCGTTACACGCTGACCGTGCAACCACCATCTGGTAACAGCATCAGCCAAACAGAATTAATTAACCGCATCGAGCATCGCATTGTGCCGGGTCAATGGCAAATGACTGTTGATGGATCGGCGCGGTACACGGCTTGGTTTATCCTTGACAAGTCCACACTCAATGGCACAGATTTACTACAGTAGGGAGAACTTATGGCTGTCAAAACGTTTACTACAGAGGTGCTAACTAGCGCGGATACCAACACGTATTTGGCTAACAGTGGATTGGTATATATCAAGTCGCAGACGGTTGGTTCTGCCGTTTCTAGCGTGACCGTTTCTAGTGCGTTTTCTGCTACTTATGACAATTACCTAATAACAATGGCTGGCGGCACAGTATCTGCTGATACAGCAATCAACATGCAGTTAGGTTCAAGCACTACTGGCTATTACGGGTTTTTAACTTATGGCGCTAGTAATACAAACACAATTGTTGGTGCTGGTAGAAGCAATGCTGTCGCTGCTTATTGGGTTGGTGGTGGCGTTGGTGGTCAAAACGCCCATGTTAGAGTTGAATTGTTAAGCCCGTTTCTTTCTGCTTATACAAAAATACTGAACGGTGATTATCAAAACGGTGGCAATTATGGAACTATGCAAGGTGAGCATCGTGTTGCATCTGCGTATGACAACTTTACTTTGTTGCCCGATGTTGGAACATTGACTGGTGGCACTATCACCGTGTACGGATACCGAAAGGCATAAACCATGACACGCCCAAACATCCAAATAGATGATGAAGTTCGTGAAATGACCGAAGAAGAATATGCTAATTTACTTGCCACTGGCTGGACTTTAGAGTCAACTGATGAAGTGCCATCTACTGGCGTTTAGCCTTATGCTTGCACTTGTTCCGACCGCGTGCGAAACCACACGAACAAACGCGCCTCAAAAAGTACGCAACAGCGTGCTAACTCGATGTAACACAATTACACAATGCGAGAGGGTTTCCAATGGCTAAGGAAAAAGCAGAAATAGAACTACTACACGCACGCATGATCGTGTTTGTCGGTTGCACAATCGCAGTCACGTTTGCGTTAACCGTCATTGGCTTTGTATACGGCCTACTGTTTGTTACACAGCCTTTAGAGCAATCACCAAATGACGCACAATTTATTGACTTGCTCTCAACACTTACCGTGTTTATGACTGGCACGCTGTCTGGACTTGTTGCCGCCAACGGACTTAAAAGGAAACCACCAGATGCCAATACTGCCAGCCAACCCTAAGATCGTTGGCTCACGGCCATACACAGGCAACAGTGACGGTGCAGCTGCAGGCCCACTGCCCGGCATGGACGAGTGGATACGTCAAGCCATCAAATACGGTGGCGGCGCGTTTTGGAACAACGGGTCTTGGGGCATACGCGATATGCGCGGCTCTGAAAATTTGAGTGTGCACGCCACTGGTCGAGCCGTTGACTTGTCTTACAGGCCGTCAGAAAAACAGCCAACAGCAAACCGTAAAGGCGCTATTGCGTTTCTAAACATTGTTATTGCCAACGCAAACGAACTAGGTGTTGAGTGCGTGCTTGACTATTTTCCTAAAGCGTTTGGGCGTGGTTGGCGCTGTGATCGACAAGCGTGGAAGTCGTACAGCAAACCAGAGATACACGGTGCGCCGGGTGGCGATTGGCTGCACATTGAGGTATCGCCAGCATTTGTCAAGCAACCTACAAGCCTTATACAACAAGCGTTTAAGAGAGTATTCACCGAATTGCCACAC